GTGTCCCGGCCTTTGAACGTTGTCCAGAAGTTGGGGTTTCCTCCGCCTGTAGGTTCGTCAGCCATATTAAATAGTTATCGGCAAGCAGTGATTGAAGCACAGCCCTAGAGAGCCGGATGGCGAATCTCCCTGATACTTTTTCATTCTTCCGTCTTGCATAATTTGAACTCCATTTGCTGCTCCATCGTCCAAGGAATAGACAATACCAAAGTATACGTTTTTTCCGACGGGAATTACCCACGAAGGCACCGTATCTATCAGGTTACTGTTGCTTACATTAAAACCATGCGCTCCTTGCAAGTAAATTGCACCGTTTATCATGGAATATTGCAAATTTCCATGAATTTCATTTCGATCCCTAAAAGTATCAGCATTATCATATTTTACGGCGTTATAAATTATATGCGCCATAAACAAAGATCCAGCTGGATTAGGGTGAATATCCGATCCACCAATATAATAGACAGATTCATCTCCAATTCCCCAGGTGTAACAACCCTTAGCACAGAAACACTTGTTCTCTTTAGCTGCGTCAGAGATAGCCACATTAGCTTCCATCAGCGAATATATAGGATGAGTCCAGTGCCATAGACAGGGAAATACACACACTTTAGCATTTACAAAGGAATCTACAGCATTTTTAATAGTCGTAATTGCGGCAGATTTAATTGTTGACGCTGATTGAATATCATTTCGCCCGCCTATAATCAACACATAATCAATATCGGCGGTATTACCTACACCGGCTTTTGCGTTATTAATTTGCACGTTAAAATTGGTGGTTCCATTCGTTGAAACAAACCCTGTACCGCTTACAGAGTAATTTAGAATGTTCCAATCTGATGCAAACGTTTTCATTTGTGTTGGGATAGACGTTCTGCCGTTATCATCAGTGCAATAACTATCGCCAATGATTACTACGTTTTTCACACTCTTTACTTTAACAAAACGTTCGTCAGATTGAGTTTTAGTATAGACATTATTAAGTTTATTAGTAACGTCGGCTTCAATTCCGTCCATTCTACCGTTAAGGGTTGTTGTATTGTTATCAACATACTCCTTAAGGTTAGCAATTGCTACTTCGTTATTGTTGCTAGAGCTTTCGTTACTTTTCATTGTGGAGTCTATTCTATTCATAGTTTCATTCCAGTCGCCCAAATACGACGGGCGATCATCAGCTAGATAAAGAGGAAGGTTGTAATTAGGGGTTTCCTCGGAATAGCTCATTTAATTCTCCTTATGATCAAAATATTCGGCCAGAACATTATTTTTAGGTATTGCATTATTAACTTTACCGGCAAATGCAACTGCTGTTTCTTTGTTGGTAATACCCATTGCAACCAAAAGATCAACACTTGATTTAGCCGCCTGTTGTGCACTTTCAGCCGCCTTCTGTGCGGCTTCCGCCGCCTGTTGTGCACTTTCAGCCGCATTCTGTGCAGTGTCAACACCAGTTTCATTGCTCTTTAACTTTGTATCAATCGTAAGAAAAGCTGGGTTCAGGTCGTTAATAAACGATGGATAATCGCTCCCTACCCATTGTGGAAAATTAAAGTTTGCAGTGTGATTTGTGCTACTCATTCCTTTCACCTCCGTGTTCAAAATACCATGCCAATATATCATTTTTCATTACGTAATTATTAACACACGGGTCGGGGTTTGGTAAAGTTTCTTTGCTATAATATAGCATATTATACAAATCAAATACTTTCGCTGTAAGATTATATCCGTCTCTGACGGTAACTGATAGTTGCAGGTTGTCAATGGTTCCAGCATAGTCAGCATAATATCGCAACCAACCATATATGTTTCTTATTACTTTTTCAATAGGCCTATTTTTTATTCCGTAAGTAGGATCAAATACTATAACCTTTCCAACTGTCGCCTTTTTAATTAACTCTTCCAACCTATAAACTTCTGAATTTAATTCATTTAAAACGATAGAAATATTATTTGCTAATTTATCCCCCCAATCTTTATCTTGGTTATTTTGAGATGTTGTAAAAAAATCTATGGTGACATAAGTATCAGTTAGACTATTAAATTCTTCAATCACCTCATTTATTTTTTTGCATAAATTATTTAGTTGTTCGTAATACGAAATTTCATCTGCATATGCAGATGGAAGAACTCGATTAGACGGGAACCCGCACAACATATTGCCCTCCTTACCATATCGTCATGAAACATTGGGCTAATTCTAGATCGTGTACTATGTCGTTGTCAATGTTCAGAAAAGTTTCACGGTAAATGCGCAGAAGCTCTGTCTGGGGGCGCATGTACCCCGACTCGTTATGGTTCACCGTGTTCTCGTAGGTGCCGCTCGCATGCCCCGTACCTGTTCCCGAGTCGATGGTGACGTTCGTCGCGTACTGGAGATTCTTGATTTGAGCCGGGATCATCTCATTTGTAGGTGTGTCCTGGAACACGTCTGTCGTGTCGGACGTCGACGTGGAGTCGGTCGATGACGTTCCCGATGCCTTCTCCACGCGTTGAATGTTCCGGTCACCCAAAGGCTCCATGTTCTTGGCCAGAACTTCCGACTCATAGAGCTGGTTGTAGTAGGGCATTATCAAAAACATCGCATCACGCACGAACATCTTCCAGCGGCCCACGGTTTCCGCGCCAATCTCGCGCGTGTAGTAGTGACGTATGATCTTGTTATTAAGAGTTTCACGGTATGCCTCTTGGAAAATCGGATAATCATTCAAGCCGATATCAGAGTAGATAAGAGGCCAGTTAGCCTCGATGTTTTCCACAAGCCGGGATTGCAGCCCCTGCTCCACTATAAACCTAAGTTCCGTCGTGTACTTGCTCATTTACTTCCCTCCCTTCAAAGCACGCTTCATCCGCTTCCAAAGTGACTGGCCCGACTCGGTTTCATCGTCCGAGGCCTCCATGCCATCCGTCTCTTCGAGCATATCCCCGTCGCCCTTGATGTAAATTCCAGTCCTGAACTCCACATCGATATCAAGTCCGAACAGCTCGTTGACCTCCTTGCAGAACTGCTTGCGCGCATTTAGGCGCGTGAACCGCTGGGCCTCCACGTCGCCCATGTTGTTCAGAACCTCATCGGACACCATGCGCTCCTTCTTGTCGGAGTTGGTGTTCTCGATGCCGAGGAAGGTAAGCGCCTCATTCCAGATTTGGTGCTTGACGATCTGCACTTGGTCGGCCACGTACGGAGACACCGTATCGAGCACCTCTACACCGGTCAAGTCCAAGTCCTTATCTGCCCAGCACACCGGCATGAAGCCGTCCACCTGGGCGAAGAGGTTCTGGAGCGATAGACGCTGCTTCTCCGTGCACTTGACGATGCGCGGCGTTTTCTGCTGCGCGATGTTGGTGTACACGGTACGCTCCGCCTGCCAGAGCATCTTGGCGTAAAGGTCGAGGGTTAGGAAGGTTGGAGTGCGCGTGTTGTTATTGAAGCAGATCACCGAGTTGGTGATATCGCAAGGGATGTTGTTGTGCTTCGGATCAACAGAATACGCCGTTCGTTCCTTTGGGATGTTGTAGATATCGAAGCCGCCCTGGAGAAGTACCTGCATGACGGCGTAGCCCTCGGGGCTTCGCTGATATGGGTCATCCTTGATTGCCTCATCGTAGAGAAAAACGAAGGCCCCATTGCGCAGAAGCCACCATTCCATCTGGCGTTCGTTGATCCCCTCGGGCAGGTTCTTCCATTCGAATACGCTGATAGCGAGGTCATACAGACGCCACATGTAAGCCAGGTAAGTATCCTGATTCAGGTAGTCGTTCTCCTGCTGTACCTTGTTACCCTTGAGCCCTTTGGGAATCCCTCCGTTCGGGAGGCGAGTCCAATTGTAAAGCGAATCCATTTATGCCCCCTAAACTATGCCGTTGGGCAGTGCGTAGTTTCCAATGTCATCAGTATGCCAGAATGTCAAGCCTCTGTCAAAAAGAGCGTTGATCATAGAGAGCACATCCGACGGGGCACGGCCAGTGACAGCCGAGCCGTTGGTCTTTACGTAGTTCCACGAAGTGCGGCCCGTGATGTTCGGCACCTTGTTGATAGACACGAGGTACCCGTACACCGAGAAGAAGTCATCGATCTGTCGTGCAATCTCGGCACGGCACGTGTACTTGCGGATTCCCATGGTGTACGAGCCGATATTGACAAGGCCCGCCGTGGAGTTTGTGCCGCCTCGCGTCGTGTTCGGCTGGCGGCTCGCCTTCGAGATTGCCGCATAGGTATTTACCAAGTCCTGGCCGCCGTCGATGGCGGCGTTCGCCATTCCGGGAACGTCCAGGCGCAGGGCTGCATTTCCGACTGCCTGGCCTGCATCGATGCCTGCGTTCAGCAAAGGTAGCTCGGTTAGCGAATTCGTTTTCCACCCCATGATATCCACCTGCGACTGGCCGACGGCATTCGCGAACGCCTGGTATACCCAGTTGCACGTGGGGTACTGGTCAAGTTGGATGCAACCTTCAACGAAGCGGTTAACCCCGTTGTAGTTGACAGGTATATAGTAGAGGCGCGAGTTGGAATCGCAGCCGCCTGTCTTTTCCAAGGACACGGTTCCCGGGGTTCCGCAGAACTCCAGGCGGAGCTGCTGGGTTTGACCCGTGAAGTTCGTTACTTCCGCGTACTCGAACGGGTAGCAGAACATCTTGTTGTTCTTGGGCACGTATCCGTCCAGGTTGGTGAACCCGAGGTTGTAGTTCAAGGTGGTCGAAGGCGTGGCGGAATTAGCGTCCACCCAATACCCCCACCCGTTGCCCTTGGCGACGATGTTCGGGATGGCGCTTCTGGGCACCATGTACACGGCGCTGATGGCGTCTTGCTGACCGTTGTTGGAGAGCGCCGTCATGAACCCTTTGAGCTGGTCTACGGTCAAGAACACGGACAGGCTCGTTCCCGACACGACGCCCATATACCGGTCGCCCCCGTTGTTCACGTAGGTTCCGTCTTTAAGCGGCTCCACGGCGCTGGACACGACCATATAGCAATCCATGTCGTTATTGTCGATAGCGGTGTAGGTGCATTTAAGCTCGCCTGGATTGATCCCCTCATCCTTGATGTGCGCGCCTATCGTGTCATCCATGACATGCTCGCGCTCTACCATGCAGGACTTCACGGTGCAGTCGGGAAACCATGTCTGCATAATGTCGGTTTGAAGGTAAAGGCGCGTGGAGTTAGGGCTGACGTACTCGATTCGAGGTATGAACGAGTAGAACCAGCGAGAGCCATAGTTCGCGTTTTGAAACATGCAGTAGTTCATGCCGTACAAAGATTCCGCGTTGTAAGGAACCGTAACAGCATTGTCCATGCGCTGGTACGTGTAGTCCTCGGTGCCCGACTGGCACATTGCCTTTATAGCACTGAACTGCGCGTCACGGCTCGGGTATTTGCGCACATGCCGGTACGACGGGTTCCAGGGCACGGTGCCGAAGTAAACCTTGGAACTTGGTTGAAAAGACATATTCACCCCCTAAAGAAAATGGAGGGCTTTCGCCCTCCCGCCATCGGGCTAGGTTTATGCACCAGCATTTACCGTGATCGTGGCATTTCCTGCCTTCGTCGGGTCGCCCACGCTGGTAGCAGTTACGGTGATAGATGTCGCCGCCTCGTCGGCAGCCACGTGAACCTTGCCGCCGTTGACGTAGGTGCCCGAGCTGGCATTGCCGGCAATCGACCACGTTACGTTCTGGTTGATGATGCCGGTGCCGGCCACGGTCGCCGTAAGCAACACGTCCTGGCCCTTGTCGACGGATGCCGTCGTGGGAGAGACGGCCACACCGGTCACGCTCCAAGCCTGGCTCGTGTATGCCACGGCCTGGGAGAAGGGCGAGATGCTGAACGTCTTCCAAAGGTGCAGCCAGTAGTTCCAATACAACCCCTGGCCGTTGTACTGCTCGGTCATGTTGCGGAAGTTGTCCCAAATCTGGAGGAAGGTACGGGACACGAGAACCGCCGGACAAGAGTTCAGGGTGGCTACCTCTTCCTCGGTGAACTTATGGAAGTTCGAGTCAACCTCGCCGGTATCAGGGTCGGTGAAAAGCAGCGTGAGGCGCTCCCAATCGTGGCTTGCTAGGTCATCGACCGTGACGATGCGACCCATAAGCTCGCTGTACTCGATATTGAACGCCGTGGCCAGAACGTTCATGTTCATCGTCGCGCGGAAACGGGCGTCCATGATCAAATACTGATCCTCGAAGTCGGTGTGGGTGGTCACGCCGCTCATAGTGTACTTCGTGGACTGGAATCGAAGAAGCTCGCTCATTGCCTGGAACTCGGTTGCCACGTCCACGGAGTTCTCCTTGGTGGCCGCAGGGATAGCCGCCGGCTGGATATACCCGCGAACAATCGCGTTTGCCACCGTATACTTCATCATGTAATACTCATCCGTATTTGCGGCCGTGTAGAGCGAGTCCACGATGCGGACGATCAAGTCCGAAATGCCCGTCCAGGACAAAAAGGCCTGGCGGAGCTGGTAGTTGGTGATCGTTGCCTTGTAGAACTTCCGGTAGTTCATGCGGTGGAACGCGGCGCGCACGTCGGGAATCTCGCGCTTGAAAACATCGGTCTCTGCATTGGAAGGCGAGTAGCCGAAGGGGCGCGCGATGTTGACGTAGATTTCCTCGATCGTCTCGCCGAATTCAAGCCACCCCTGCTTCATGAACTCCCAGGGGTTGTCGTACAGCTTTGACGTGATGATCGTCATGCCGATACGGTTGACCAAGGCATGGAGGAATGCATTCTTTGCAGGGTCGTAGTTCGTGATATAGTCGCCGATGACGTGGATGGAATCCGTGGAGGAGTTGACCACTATATTGCCCTGCGCGTCGCGCGTGACGGCTTTGCTTCCGTTGGCCGCGCTTCGGGCGATGAGCGGATCGGCAAGCTCCGGGGTCTCGGCGAGGATCGCGCTCATGACCCCGACGGGGTCGATGGAGCTTCGGCTAGCGGCAATCTCTGCTTTGGTAGGCTTCGTAGGCATATCTTTCTCCTTAATCCTCGTAGGCGTCTCGCGCCTCGAACAGCTCGCGGAACGATTGCGGCGTCCCGTCTCGTTTAATATCGTTGGTCTGGTTGCGCATCACTTCCTCGCGGTTGGTCTCGCGTCCGCCGAAGAAACGATCGGCGTAACGACGCTTCCAGTCGTCACGGTCGGCGATCGCCTCATCGCGCTCGGCAGCGATACGATCGCGCTCGGACTCTACTTCGGCGTACCCGTCCCGGTTGCCCCAATTCTCATCCAGGTCGGCCGCATCGCGGTCAATCTCGGCCGCCATCTCCAGCCGGCGATCTTCGTCCGCCTCCATTGCCAAATCGCGAAGCGTCGGCATGAATCGACTTGCCATAGATACCTCCTCATTTGTGGATAGTGAACATTGTATCTTCCAGTATTGTACCACCTTTCACGTCTTTTGGCTTTAACTTTCCCTCGAACGACGAACCATACTCGAAGTTCTCCATGGTAACGTGGGTGTGGCACCTGGTAGGCATACCCGCACAGTGTATGATAAGCGCACCTCCCTCCTCGAAGCAGTATGTTTTCGCACGGAGCGCCTTGAAACGGTCGAACTCGTGCTCGCACTTCCAAGCACCAAGATCGGTATCATGCACGCGCAAGCCGCGAGGCGGCTCCGTTCCTAGAAAATAGCATGAGTCGGTATCGGAGTACAGCCACCTGTCGTAGTTCGCCTGGGCAGCGGAGATTGTGAACGAGCGCGCATACGAGGTGATGAAAGCGCCTGCCGGAAGGTACACGCCCTCCTTGTACTCTTCGGGGAGGAGCCTGAACTTGACCACGCCGTCCTCAAGGTACGGTGCTCGCGACTGCTTGACGGGGTTGGTGGCCATCTTGCCGTAGAGCGAGTTCAGAAGCAGCTTCGCGATAGTTCGCATGCCCTCGTTGCCCTCGATCGAGGCTTTAGTCTTCACTTTAGTCCACGTGTCCACGTAGTCGCGGAAGAGGTACTTCGACCCTTTGAACTTGTAGCCCCTGATATATCGGATATCACCTATATCGTAGTGCTTCTTCAGCAAGTCCAGATCTAGCTTCGTCAAGCACATTACCTGCGGCCCGTGCGAGTCGGTGATATACTCGGTTGTCCCGAACATCCGGTTGCCTTTGAGCTGTAGGCACGGGATGAACCCGGGCTTGATTCTAAAGTCCGCCTCCACGTACTGGATATACAGCGGGTACTCCGGGTCGAACTCGTACTCCCCGTCGTATACGACAGGCGCCCCATAGGGCAGCACTTCCCCGTGGGCCCCTGCCATGACACTTGGGTACAACGAGTTCACATCGAAGGAGCAGCCAGACCCGACGATACGCCCTGCATATTCAGGGTTCACCGCGGTGAACCCGCCCTTGTAGCAACCGCCCGCACGCAAGTCGGCGTCGTAGTCAGGTTCCGGGAACCAATCACGAAAACGGCGGCGTCCGCCTACCGACTTGGTGTATTCCTTGAATGCGTTTGAGCCAACCGTCATCTTGGTCATGCCCTGGGAGTGCATGATATCGAGGGCCTGCGCTGCAATTTGGACGTCATGGGAGATATACTCCTTCTCCTCGGGCGTGAGAACGTGCCCTACCTCTCGGTATTCCACGTAGTCTAGATCCAGCTTCTCGATATCGAGACCGCAAGCCTTGGGGATTGCGACAATGGGTAGGGGTATGATCTTCAGAGAATCCAAGAACTCGATCGATGCGTTCTCTGCGAACCACAGCTTGATCGAGTAGAACTGGCCCATGTCGGATATGAGCGTGGTGAACTTACCAGGGCCGCACTCATCTTTAACGGGTATCCACTTCCATCCATTTTGCAGAATATAAGACAGGATGAACTTTCCGTCGAACTTCAGGTTGTGGAAATACACTCGCGACCCGGCATGAACCATGCACCAGTCGATGAACGATTCGATGGAATTCCCGTAATGCAGATCATCAGGGCGGCCTACCTCGCATACAGCCCAGGCCCATACTCGGCAATCGTCTGCGAACGTTGTTGTCTCGAAGTCGGCGGCATAGCTAGGCACATGTGCACCCTCCCATAGATAATCATCCCAACAAAGGGTATCGAGCAGTTTGTCTTCAATCATTGCCTACAAGCCATCCCTCTTTATAGACGAGGCAAAACCTGGCGCGTAATCCCTCACGCCTTGAATCTTCTCCCAATCATATGAGCCAGTCCAGTACTCGTATATCCTCTTTAGCTTGTCCTCGCGGGCCTGCGGCTCATAGATATACTCGATATCGGGAGCATCATCGATTGCCCAGAACAGCTTTTTCACGTTCTGGCCGGCAAGATCGAGGATAATCTCCTCTATCTCGTCGATTACCTCGTCATAGTCCTCGAAGCCACCGAACACGTTGCGCATTGCACGCATATAGTTGGAGTAGTAGCGCCTGGCCTTGTCACGACTTGACATGTTAATCTCACGTTCCATGTTCTGAATGAATCGCCTGATGGCGTTCGAGGAAAGAGAACCTATGGGTCTCTTGTCCGGGGAGAGCTTCGCCTGCTCCAGGCTCCCCATGCGCCCTTTGGGCTGCTGGATGCCGAGCCTCTTCGCTCGCATGGATTTGGCGCGCTCGCGCACACTTCGCAAAATCGAGTACTCGCGTCTCTCGTATCGCGTGGTAATGGATGCGTCATCCTGGCGCACCAGCTCCAGGGCACGGGGCTTGGTGACGCGGTTCAGGCGGTTAACCGTGTTCTTGAGGGCACGCGAGGTGGTGATATTGGACTTGACTTCCTGGTACTTGACTTCGGGAGGCAAGAATTCGGCTGCGGTCGGGTTGGCTTTGGCTGCTTTTCGGATAGCGTTGTTGTACCTGCGTACTGCACTGTTCAGTCGCTTTCGCTGATTGTCAGTCCATGCAATATTATATTCTCGGCGCACAAGTAACACCTACCCTTCGCATTGTCGTAGATTCGGAAACCTCGGGTTTCAACCTGCATATAGAGCTGAATGACGGCGAGAATGCTCACGTCGATGGTGACGTGGAAGCGCTTTGAAAAACTGTCGTTCAGCCAAGGCACGCGAATATTGACTTTATCGTTGAACTTTACCAAGTGAGTTGCGCTGGAAAATGCGAAGTCGTATTGCCCATAGGTTCCGATGAAAGGCGTGTTAGATAAGTCGTAAACTACTCCGTTTTTAGTTTGCATGCTTTCACCTCCTTAGAATGGGTGTTGGCGGTGCTTGGAAACTATCTCGATGCCCGCTCTGTGCATGTAAAGGATAATCTCGGAGTCGTTGCAAGTAGAATATGCTCGAAGTGCTTCCTCTACCTCTTCGGGCGAGTCTCGCTTGAAATCGATCCGATCATCCTTGGTGAACATATACTCGAACTTATCAGTAGACTCATGGTAGACATATATGCTGACACACTGGGGCACCGGCTTCGAACCCCACAGCTCTTTTTTGAGAACGCGCCCTACCGAGGAATAGACGAACTCCGACATTAAGTCTTTGGATGCAAGGTTAAGAAAGTCGCGGTTCACAATGTCTCCTTACAGGAAAGGCCGCCGTTTCAGGCGGCCTGTGTCCTTGATATGCAGGTGGGATTAATACTGGACGCTCATCGTGAGCATGGTTCCGTTCTTGACCTTCTCCTGCTTGATGACAACCGGGATAGGACTCTCCCACGTGGGGGCACCGAACACGGCAATCAGCTTTTTCAGGGAGGAGAACATGCCAACCGAAACACACTCGTAGGCCTCGCCCTGGTCATCGATGAGCACGATGCGAGGCGCCTTCTCAACCTCTCCGGTTTTCTCGTTCACAAGCTCCAGCGTCTCCGCGTAAAAGTCCTTAACCATGATCTTCTTGTTGATGAAGTCGTTGATCTTGTGCTGCGGGTTGTTGGCAGCGTTGAAAACCAGGGCCTTCTCCTCTGGCGTGTCGCCCTTGACCGTGCAGATAGCGGTCAAGTTCTGGGCTTCCAGATCACGAACGTTGTACTCGCGCAAGCCAGTGGAAATGTCGGCCTCGGACACGGCGATAATCTCTTCGGACATAATTTACTCCCCTTCCTTGATAACGACGGCATTCTCGATGAACTTTTCAAGAGGCATGGCGTAGGTGTAAGTCACCTGCGGCTCCCACTTGATGGTTAGGCCCTTCGGGAGCTTGGAGCCGATTGCCTCGGCCAGAACCGCGCGGGCCTCGGACTTGGTCATGGACACGGCAAGAGCCGTCGCCTGGGCCACGACCGACACTTCCGGGCCGTTCTCTCCGTCCACGAGGTCATAGGCGGTGATAAGGTAGTCGGTTACAGTGCGGGTAATGTTTTTCATCTTGATCCTTTCGTTTGGTTAACAACCCAGCATGTTCAATTTTAGGCCTGATCAGAGCGGATCGAATTGGCATCCCTTCTTTTCACAGAATCTCCATAAGGTATCGGTGTTGGAAAATCGGATTTTAGACTTTGATACGGGTTCCACGGTTGCCTGTGCACCCAAGATTGAATGCCTTGTCCTCGCTGCCCAATGTGAGAACGTATTCCTCGGATCCTTTGAATTGCGCTAGGATTAATACGTATATGATTGCCTCATGGTCGGTATCGGCGTAAAAGTCTGTATCCTCTATCGTACGTCCATTAAAAGGGGTGTAGATTTTCACGTTGTATTTCACTTGTGATCCTTTCTGTAGATAGCGTAGGCTGACCAAAAGATTATGATTGCGAGGATACAGATTGCGTAGTCGCTCATATCTTGAACATCCCGTCTATGTCGATTTCAGCGTCCTGTTTGAGAACATTGATTGCTGTCTTCACACGCTTCTTTCGTTCTGCTTTGCTTGTGAGCATCAAGCCACTTCTCAATGTCGAAGAGCACCTCGTTAAGGCCTGCATTTCGGCCTAGTTCGTATGCTGCATGGATGCTGTCAATCTTTCGGTGTTCAGCTTTTCTTTCAATGGCTTCATAAGGGACTTTTTAATGGTTCTCGGGACATTAGCATAATATTCACCGATATACCTACGAGCTTCTTTGATTTTCATGTTTACTCCTTTAACCGAAATACTGACAGAGTGCTGCGATTGCTATGATCATACTTGCCAACCAGGTAAGGCAAATCAAAGCGAAGAAGGTTCCGATCCAGAAGTCACGCCAGCTAGTCATTTTTGGTTCCTTCCCAATCGGTGGATACGGAGTAGAGCTTGTACTGGTTGCAACTTTCGATTACTTTGAGGTACTTGATGAAAAGGTCGAAGTCGGTTGTAACTTTAACGGAGAGATGCCATGTTCCGTTGTATTTATGATAGTATTTGACAACGTATTTCATGCCTCTAGCTCCTTCTCATACAAAAATTTTCCTTTACAGCCTATTCCGACTGACTCGTAACATTTTACAAAGTCGTAGTCGCATTCTTTAGCAATATTAGCTATTTGTTCATCAGAAAGCCACTCAATCAAAAATTCATCTTTATCACTATCAGCGTAAAACTCATATATATAGAATAACATATTGTCCTCCTTTGAACTTTATATTATAATGATTAAGTTT